ACTGGCAAAGTGGTACGGCGTCAGCTCGCGTACGATACGGAGAATAGGAGACGAGTAATGACAATATTGGTAAACGTAATCATAGTACTGCTAATCGTAGGCGCGATCCTATACATCCTGCCAAGGATACCGATAGACAATACGATCAAGCTGATCATTCAAGTACTGGTGATCATAGTGGTGGTAATCTACCTACTGCAATTGGTGACAGGCGTTAAGGTGGTAGGATGAACCGCTGCCACGTTGACTTTGAGACACGTAGTCTGGTGGACCTTCGTACTAGGGGGTCTACCATATACGCGCAAGACCCTAGCACGGCACCATTAATGCTCGCCTTCATAGATGGTGAGTACGAAACAGTATTCGACTTCATGCAGGATGAGACATACCGAAAATGTATCTACCCCGCAATGAAGTTAGACGATCCGTTCCTTCACGATTTCCCACCATTCATACCGGAGAGACTACATCATGCTATCGTCAACGATTATACCTTTGTCGCTCACAATGCCCGGTTCGAGCAGGATATATGGTACTGGATATGCCACCGCAGATGGGGCTGGCCGATGCCTAAGCGTTGGTCTTGTACCGCTGCCCGCTCCGCTTACTGGGGTCTTCGGCGATCACTTGAAGGAGCAGGAAGTGACCTTGAACTACCGATCCAAAAGCAGACTGAAGCTGGTAAGAAATTCATTAATACTTTCTGTATCCCACGCGCATACAAGGGTCCGAAAAAGAACGGTATTGTGCAGACGCTGTGGGCTGAACCGGAAGAACTGCCGAGAGATTGGGATATAGGAGTAGGGTACTGCCTCGATGACGCGCGTACAGAAGCTCTCATTGACACTATATTGCCAGACCTACCTAACTTCGAGCAGCAAGTCTGGGAGCTTGACTTTAAGATTAATACACGAGGGGTACCGATCGACACAGACACCGCTGGCAAAGCGATACATTTTTCAGACCACTATAATGAAATTGCCGTGTGGCGCTTTAATGCACTCACCGGATTTAACCCCACGCAGCGCGACCGCGTTCTTGAGTACCTCAACAAAAGAGAAGAACTGGAAAAGCTACCTAATCTTAGAACCCGGACGCTTTCCCGCATTGTACAGGATGATCTACCGCATGATCTACGTGATATCATAAGTATCAGACTAGATGCTGCTAGAGCTTCGGTAAAGAAACTAGAAGCTATGCGAGCTAATACCAGTGAGGATGGTTATGCCAGAGGTTTATTCGTGTACTACGGTGCCCATACTGGACGAGCTAGTGCCAAACGTATCCAGCCTCATAACTTCATACGTGGCAATGCTATGCTTGCGGATATCATGTTCAAGTTCCTTAATAACAATGCATGGCGTAGCGGTATTGGCGATAGTGGCTTACCTGTTTGGGTAGAACATGCTGACATGCTCTTTACCCGACCACTCAAGGCTCTCGCGCATTCTATGCGGGGATTCATTAAAGCACCTAAAGGCAAGATCATAGTCTCAGGTGACTACTCACAGATCGAAGCCAGAGTGCTGGCATGGCTCGCCAATTGTCATACTCTACTAGATAGCTACCGAAAAGGAGAAGACACCTATGTTCGTTTCGCAGCGGATCATATGTATAGAAGGTGCTACGATGACTATTTTGGGACAGACGGTAAAGTTCTACCGATGTATGAGGACGAGCGGCAACGCGCAAAGTCCGCTGTCCTTGGTTGCGGTTTCCAGCTCGGAGCACTCGGATTTAGAGCCTATTGTGATAACATGGATATCATTATAACCGAGGAAGAGTCACAGTTTACCATTAATGCATATCGTAACGCATACCCAGAGATCAGCGACTATAACAATGGCTTGTGGACCAGAGTAAACTGGTGCGCTATTGAGGCAGTACGCGACGAAGGTAAGGTAATCACACTATGGGGTACCGAGATTACATTCCATGTGCAACGTCTCGATACTGAACGTTGGTGGCTACTGATAACATTACCGAGCAAACGCCACATAGCGTACTATCGTCCAAAAATAGATACAGTCAACCAGTGGGGCAATCAGCAACTAACATTCAGAACCGACTGGCCGGGAGGTACGCAGCGAGAACATACTTATGGTGGCAGGCTTACCGAAAATATAGTACAGGCTGTAGCGAGAGACATATGCATGGCAGGGGCATTAAAGGCAGAGGAAGCTGGATACGAAGTCTTTGGTACCGTTCACGACGAAGTACTGTCACTCTGCAATATTGGGTACGAACAGTCCTTATTGTCATTAAAGCAATGCTTGCTTGACGTACCGATCTGCTACTCAGGACTACCGCTCAATGCCGAAGTCAAAAGCTTTGAGCGTTACAGGAAATAAGTATTAATGCGCTCGTTAACTATTACAGAAAAAAGACAGAGATTGAGAATTTTTAACTTGACGCCTTGCAAGCCGCCGCTCATACAGGTGCGGCAGTCACGAAACTGTCTAAGGGGCTTAACCATGAAAATCAGGACTACACTTACCGCGTTACTCCTCGCGTCCGCTTCGGTGGCCTACGCGCAGGACACCACACTCAACTCTGCTTCTGGTAGCACTGCCAATTCTGGCAGTCAGTCCGGTGCAGCCAGCAACCAGTCACAGAGCAATAACGGTGGTAACAACGCCGGGATCGGCAGCAGCACCAGTACCAGCACCAGCGGCAGTGATGCACGGTCTGGATCGGTAAGTGGCTCACAGAGCAATGGCAACCAGCAGGGTCAAGGCCAGACACAGGGCCAAGGCCAGATGCAGGGGCAGGATGCTCACAACTCGGTATCGACTGCCTCAACACAGGGGCAGAACGCTACCAACTCGCAGGGTACCACAGTATCCAACACCTTTAATAGCACTCAGTTGAAGAGAACCTACGTTGGTACTAACACCGCAGTCCCGCTTGCGGCTAGCAGTAGCTTTAGCTCTGATTACTGCGGTGGTACTGTCAGCGGCGGTGCAAGCGTGGCTCCAATCGGAGTAAGTATCGGCGCAAGCGCACCGAAGATGGACAAGTCATGCCAGTACCTTCGCATGGCTGAGAAGGCTGGTATTGTCAGTGCTAACTGGCATAATCTAGGTGAAGAGAATATGGCAATCGCGGAGAATACCTTGGCAACTTGGGCAGTCTGTATGGCTGCACCCCGCGAAGGCAAACACAGCAACGACAACATTGCAGCGCAAGCCTGCATGGCACTTGGATTAATGGGTAGCGCTGGCAGTCCACCAAGCCCGCCGCCCGCGTACGTTCCGCCTGCTCCTGTAACCCCACCAGAGGCATACCGTGCTCAACCCCCCGCTAGTGACTACAGCACGCAACCTATGCCTCCAAAAGAACCGCGCGGTGAAGTAACCACACACGCTCCGCCAGTAGCGGTCAATGTGCCCTAAGGGCCAACTCGTCCGGTACCTACATTTGCCCCCGTAGGACGGACAGGGGCGGTATGATCTGAAGCTCTGTATCCCCTGAACCACAGATAACGCCGCCCCACCTTTAATACCCGCCAGTATGGGGGATACTGGGAAAAGGGTTCATTCCCCCACTTCGTCACAGTAGGAGAATATTAATGCGTAAGTTCATTTCTGCCGCAATCGCGATCCTCGGTTTCACCCCCGCGCTCGCGATGGCTGCTACTCTCGGCGTGGCCGCAGGTAGCGGTGCCTCCAACTCGTCGTCTGCCGCTGCTTCGTCTTCGACGGGCGGTAGCTTCTCCGCGATTGCCGGCATTACCGGTCAGCAGTCCAGCGGTGCCGCTGCCGATGCAGGTACCGCAAAGACCACGATCACCAACGGCTCGGTAACGACCACCAGCCAGAACCAGGCTGCTACCACACAGCAGGGTTCGACCGCCTCGCTCGGTCTGGCTGCATCGGCCAACCACAACGCTACCGGCGCGACTGGCAGTTCGGCTGCTTCGGGCCAGTTCAGTACGCTTCAGATCTTCCTTGTGCCGTAACCTGAGGAAGATATGAAGACAGGGAGGGTCAGTATCGAAAGGTACTGGCCCTTTCTCTTACCTACCAGACTTGACAAGGATTAATGCACATGACACCAGTAATGCACATCAAGATCGTCAACCGGATCAAGACTGAGAGCATTAATGCTACTGACTTACACAGCATACTCGAACCGGCTCAAACGGTATGTATCACATTCGAGAGCCAGAAAAAACTTGAGTCTTACAGGCGCATGATCTACACTATCAACCGCCAAGGTGAGTACAGGTATCGTACCCTGCGTGACGAACAGGAAATGTGGGGCTTGGTGATCTGGCGCATGGCATGATTGGAGGGGCTAATGTATCAGGCTCAAACACGGACCTCATTAAAGTGTTTCATCTTCCACCGTAGGAGCTGGACGAAGTTCTGGTACAATCAGGTAACGTACTATACCTGTAACAAGTGCGGAAGGGGATGGATTAAAGATGCTCGAAAAAGACATTGAAAAGTATATGCGAGTAACCCTACAGCGATGGGGCTTTCGCTTCCTCAAGTTCACCTCACCGGGCAATACCGGAGTGATGGATAGGATCATACTATACCCAACTTACAGCCCGCGTCCACCAGAGTTTGTTGAAATCAAACAACCTAAGGGGCATGAGGCTACCAAGCAAGCCATTCTCCGCCATGACTTCCGCTGCCGTGGCGTGATCGTCCATGAGCCTGTCTGGTGCATGGATGACGCCAAACTCTTGTGTCTGGAACTGGTAAGCCGCGTCCGTCCTGAATACGAACGGCTGCACCCGCAATGACCGTCAAAAGCATAATGAGGGTATTTATCCTCACCACCTCTCTCGTCATGGCGTACATGACAGTAGATTGTGCGTTCAAGAACGATCTGGCAGGCACGGCATTCTTCGGTACATTAGGTATCATTAATACAATCAACTTAGTTAAGGTGATGGGTCTATGACAAAACCGTACCGCCTCACTGATGGCCAGCTCGCCCGCGACTACCAACTACGTGCCTCGCATAAGGTATTCACTGGTACTGACGGAGACGGTACGGCTACTATCATTGACATGGGACTTGGCAAGACTTTCATAGTACTGCAAGCCATTAATGATCTTATCACACTAGGCATAGTCAAGCGCGTTCTGGTAGTCGCCCCCATACTCGTCTGCGAGACAGTGTGGAAACAAGAGGCTGCTATCTGGAATACCACCAACAAGCTGACATTCTCACTCATGCGCGGTACCCGAAGCAAGCGCATGGATGCGCTACTGGCGGACGCGGATGTATACCTAATCAACCCTGAACTGATAGGCTGGCTCAGTGACGAGGTAGCACAGTTATCCATATGGTTCGATATGTTGGTAGTAGATGAAAGCTCGATGTTCAAGAGCGCCAACAGCAAACGCTTTAAGACGCTTATGCGTAACACCGGGTTTCATCCTTTTAAACGCTCGGTAATCCTGACAGGCACGCCAGCGCCTACCAGCTTACTTAACCTCTGGCCACAAATATACATACTGGATCATGGTGACAGACTGCACGAAACCTTCACCCAGTACCGCGATCACTTCTTCTACAAGCAAGCGCAAGTAGCCGATCATATCTACCGGTATGGTGTCTCGCCAGATGAGTTTGAGGTACGACCGGACTGGATGCCCAAGGAGGGCGCACCAATAAAGATACATGAACTGATCGCTGATATAGCGGTAGAACTGAACGGAGAGGACTATGGCGTTCTACCCCCTACTATCGGTGACGCGAGTAAAGACGAGGTACCACCGACGCATTCTCATCGCGTTGAACTTCCACCGGATATTCGTGAGCTTTACGATAGGATGGAGAAGGAAGCATTAATTGAACTTGGTAAAGACTTCATCATGGCTGCTAATGGCGGCGCAAGGAGCTTGCTATGTGAGCAGATCGCCAGCGGCTTTGTCTACCATACCGATGAGTTCGGTACTCAGACTACCAAGCACTTGCACGACCTCAAGCTGGACAAGCTATGCGAACTACTGGATATTCTCAATACAAACTGTCTGATTACCTACCACTTCGTCGCTGACCGTGAGCGGATCATGCAACGCTTCGCCCGCTATGGTATACCGATAACAGTACTAACCAGCAAGAATGCCGATACCGTTATCAACAGGTGGAACCGTGGCCTCATACCCAACTTGCTCCTGCACCCACAATCTGCATCACACGGTATCAATCTTCAAGAGGGAGGCCACAACATTATCTGGTATAATCCCATGTGGTCCAATGAACGGTACCAACAAGCAAACGCCCGTATCGCTCGTTCCGGTCAAAAGAACATAGTCGGCATTCACCACATTGTTGCCAGCAAGACAGTAGATGAATTAAAGCTACTCATGTACCGTCAGCGAGGCGACAATCAGACCAAGTTCCGCGCTGCCCTACGCGGATACCAAGAACTACGCGGGTGGAGCATTAATGACACTGTACTAAAGGACATACTATGAACTACTACCTAGATACCGAGTTCGACGGGCCAGACGGTCAGCTACTCAGCCTTGGACTTATCCGCGAGGATGGCGCATCAATGTACGCGACCATGCGCCTTGCCAAGCCGGTACTGGACCCTTGGGTGCGTAATAACGTCATGCCATTCCTCTACCATATCCCTTCTACCCATATCGACTATAAGCTGATCGACGTGAAGCGTAGCACACTACAGAACGCATTAGAGGGTTTCCTGAGCCTCGACAAAGACGGACTACCAAATATAGTCTCAGACTGGCCAAGCGATATCGTACACTTCTGTAGCCTGCTCATGCCCGCACCGGGTCAGATGCTTGACATACGCGCTATCAGTTTCTTGATAGCTCGCGTAGATGCTTACCCAACTACCCTGATAGGAGCTGTCCAGCATAATGCCTACTGGGATGCTATGGCATTATGGAACCACTTCAGACCGGAGGATAATGACAATGAAAGACTTACGTGAACTGGATCACCTACGCTATACCGAAGGCGAGCTAGATCGCTTTGGTAAGCAGGGAGGTAGGCACGAAGGCGTATTTATTATTACCAGATCAGGCAAGCTTGACCTACGCATTATCGCCGATGCTGGCCAAGGATGGGATCATGTATCGGTATCAACTGCCATGCGCTGCCCGACTTGGGAGGAAATGGACATGGTGAAAGATATGTTCTTCAAGGTACACGAAGTTGCCATGCAGCTCCACGTACCGAAGAAAGATCATATTAACATCCATCCGTTCACGCTCCACCTCTGGCGACCGCACAAAGGTGGTGTGCCTCGCCCTGACGGCTGGCGCGTCTAGGAACGCCGTTCTCTGGCGATTTAAGATGATCTGTCAAAAAGTCTAGGGGTGGAGTGCCAGACCATGTTAGACCCTACGCAAAACGGCTCTGAGGGGAGAAATTAAATGCCCGACCTGCGATCCAAAGCCCGCAAGTTCTATGACTTTGCTACCATGCGACTGAGTGGCAAGAGTGACATTTGCTACCGAGCCTACGACCTGCTGCGTCCACCGGAGAGAGGGTACAAGGCTCATATGCTCGAACATTCATTCGAGCGTATGGCGAAGCATGCTGGCCTCGAATGGGCGATTGGCCGAGACATAGAAGTACTGGAAACAATCCAAGCGCACTTCAGGAGCATGGGGTTCGGTAAAATCTATATCCCCGGATGCCGCAAGTTGGTACGGGAGTACTATATCTATAGTCGCCTTCAGTATGGTGGTATGCAAGGCTGGACCATGCGTGATCCCGACGAGAGTGCCATGATCTACGAGGCACACATTAAAGCATGTGCCAAGGACATAGAAGTGGCCCCGGAGCGCGTGATTTCCCCGAGGCCACTCGTTGGTCCGTTGTACTGATGCGTGCCGACAGCGGACCTACTTAGGTTGCGGTACTACCGGCGGGAGAGGATGCCCGACACTCGGTTGATCACCCGGAAGACCCTGATCGGGATGTACAGGAGGAGCCGGCAGGGTATTGTCAGGAGCGCCCGGACAACCGGGCCAGCCTCCTACCGGCAATGCCGGTAGTGAGTTGTCAATGCCAGGGATATCACCGGGTAGCGTGTTGTCAGGGTGTCCCGGTACTCCTACATCGGGATGCCCCGGCAGGCTGTTGTCGATCTGTTCGCCGCCAGTCTTGGCAATGATAAGCTCGCGGTAAATATGCTCGTAAGCTACTGCGGGCGGTACATCCTTGGGCTGCGCCAGCTTGACGCGGCGAACTGAGGAACCGAGTGGAACGCGAATAACTGTCATGGTTCGTCTCCTAGCTAGGGCGATCACATTAGCACTCCAAAATCATAATGAAAAGCCTAAAGCCACTCGCTAAATCCAGCCACCGGAGTACCCGGTACAGTAGTAACTTGGCACCCTTGTCCTACTATTGCCCACGGCCAATAGTCACCTGAGTTGAAGATTGATCCTCCGGTACCAGCAGCGGGATTACCGTTCTGATACGCGCCACCTTTCGCAACCCAAAACAGGCCAGCATTAAAGTCAACGCACATATCTACAGTATCGCCAGTGTACCAAGTAGCACTTACACCATAATCTTGACCATGCGCCATGATTTGACCATAGCCGACATAGCCCGCTGTCCAGTCATACAGCGCATCCCACGGAGCGGCAGTGAGGTCAACTTGGTTCCATGCAATCCCTATGACCATTGGGTTATCGTTGGGGTCCGGTGAGGCAACGTCACAATGGTAGGCAAAGTGCCACTTGCCAGTGTTATGCATAGTAACACCAAGCACGCCTTGGTGAGCATCGGTAGGACCGGGTGCAGCAGTATGATTACTGTTAGACAATACAAGGTTTGTATTCTTATGCGCGGGATCGAAAGCTAGACCTACTACCGACGCAACCCCACCGGTTAAAGTCCTTTGATCATTAAACTGGACCATTAATACCCCTGCGGTGGGGAAACCTATGTAGCATCTACCGTAAATATTAGGGTCCGCTGCCAGACAGCTAGGACGATCACAGAAGCCACCCGGATACTGTATCATGCGTACCCAGTTTGCTCCATCGTCCATGCTCATCCATAGTCCATATGTCATCCATACCGATGGCGTATAGGCTCCGTCCATGCGATGCCCGATAACATATATTATGGTCGGATCGCCCGGTACTGCTGGTGGACCAAAACCAACACCGTAGCAGTCCGAAAAGGTAAAGCCAGAGCCATTAATGTTATCATTGCCGGATACTGGACCCCAATGGTAGCCGCTATCTGTGGACCTGAATACACCATAGCCTGCATCACCGGGCGCCCACCACAATTCGGTAGCTGACCGCTGGACGAGCTTGCCGTGGTAAGAGTCTCTATCCACGTTAACACCAAGAGTACCACTGTATATGCGGGTAAGGTTTGCACCCTTATTGGTAATCCTCCACAGCCCACGAGAGTTCAAATCATCAGGCGTCAAGCTATCACTGTTAATTAGGTACACCCATCCTGCACCGCCGACAAAGTGATCGCGTATTAATATAGACCTCTGGATAAACATAGAAGAGTGGAACCAATGCATAACATCATTACCGAGTCTAACTGGCGTCCAGTTAATACCGCCATCAACGGTACGCATAAGATGTGCATTATTAGTCTGTGCCTGTAGGAACGTGTTATGGTCCCATGCGATGATATTACCACCGCCAGCGGCACCATCCTGCATACCAACATCACCCTCGAAGCTTCCCCATGTTCCACCATTGTTAGGACTGGACATGCCCTTGCCTTCCTTCACGGTACAGACAAGAAAGTTCGGATCGCTCTCAGCCCAGTCAACGCCTTGGCTATGACGAATAGACTGTACGCCATCATTAGCGTTCATTGTCGGGAATACCTTCCCCGGCTTAAGTATAGCCATAGCAGTACGATCCTGCATGGAGCACAGTAACGTACTATCAGGCTTAACTTGCATATTGTCTATAACCATATTCTCGCAGCCGACTGACTGTTCAAGCCATGTCATTGGATTTGTATAGACGTGAGGCGCTGTACCTTTCCAGCAACCTATACCCTCGACTACCCATATGTTATCATGGCTATCTACGCATAGCCCACCGTTCGCCATGTACCACTCAGCAGTAGTCTGATGCCATGTGATACGATCAGCTACCCGGTTCTTGTCCATGTATCCTGTAAAGTTATCTCCGTTATCAGTTGAGAGGTACAAGCTACCACTTGTATCCATCGTGTATATGTAGCCCGTTACCGGACTTATTGCTATTGAATGTCCTTGTACCGGAGCTGTGCCGAGCCATGCACTCCCATTCCACCGATTATACGGAGCATTAGTGTCCATATTAGTAGGATGCCCGATAACGTGCAAGTCACCAACAGAAGTATCAATAGCTAAATGGCACATCAGCATAGTATCAGAACCGGGCACCATAGCCCATGTAGCACCACCATCACCAGACCAATATAATGCAAGACCGTTCCACACATAGATCGACTGACAACGCCCACCAGATGCCGAGCGCGGATCAAATACTATTGCTGCTTTAACTGGTAGTGGTATCGTACTAGTCGGTATTATGGTCCAGTGTCCGCCTCCGTCTAGTGTATACTGCAAACCAAGCAAGGGTGTACACGAGAACAAAACATTAGGGTTCGTAGGGTCATACCGAAGTGGCGTTCCCATTGTCCGCACACTATCATTAGTAGATGCATTAGGATCGCCGCCCCATGCTTGGTTCCATGTAACTGTATTGCCACCATCATATGTTATGTACAGTCGGCCCCACTGAATAAACGCCATACACTGCGAGTTAGTAGGCGCTATAGCCGCATCATAAATTCCATTATGAAAGATACCATCAGCGGTAGCAGGGATGTAGTTATCCCCGAGACGCATTAATGGTGTCCACTCTATATCAGTGTCCTTACGGAAATAAACGCCACCAACGTCATTGCGTATGATCTTGGTATTGTCGTTAGCTATCTGTATGCCTGTTACCCATCCACCAGCACCGACCACGTTACGAGACGTAGACCGAGTACCATAGACTTGTTTCGTAGATAGATCGACAGTCATGGCATGATCCTAGAACAGCTTGTTGAACCAAGACCGGATAACATCCTCGTCCGACCCAAAGCGCGTACTACTTACAAGTGTAGCCGCATAAAACTGCATATCCGAAGTAATACCAGCAGGCTCCGCTGGGCTATTACCTAAGCAGATACCCGGCGCTGTTGTGTTACCAGCCCACGCACCAGCCGGAGGCGTTACGGTATCAATTTTAACATAGGAATTACCAGACTCATGGTTTTCAAAAATGACATGGTTAGCCAAATCTACAGGCGTACTATTTGATGCGCCGCTGCCATCGAATACGGCTAAATCATTAGCTGCAACGAAATACAAATAACCAGAGTACGAGGACGCATTGTCTCCCGGCGTCCATACTCTATCATCTGTTGGAGTACTATTAAATTTAACAGCACTCATACGCTGCCATACATTGCTCGGATATAGCGTCAGAGTGGTATTAATGAGACTAGACAATGGCCCATGCTTGGTAAGCCACATCTTAGTACCAGATACATTAAGTATAAAATAGTCACCACCGGTCGGCATCGTTAGATGATAACCATTTCCAGAGAGATCATTAATACGCCTCACCGGATCACCGTTCGCTACCGCTGGCGTTGTACCAGCTACATCTTGGAAAATACTACCAGAACGAGCAATCTCGTATCCCGCCGTAGCTCGCGTATAATCATACGGTGGATCGAAAGCCGGATTGTGGATCACATCTATATGGATGCTCAGTACGTTGCTATTGTTACCACCTAGATCAACACCGGTAACTGTAGCATCCAAAGCCGGAGCACTGTAGTAGTCTAGCGTGCCATTACCAACCATCTGAACATTAAAGGACGTTCCGGGCGCTACACCGGTAAACTGGAAAGCACCAGCACTCGGTCCAGCAAGTACTGGGTTACACGGCTCACTGAAAGTAACCGGTAGTGATATCTGCGATCTATCAGGATAGCTAAATGTGCCACCACCTGTTGCAGTCGGTGCAGTAACATCGCCCCACTTGAGGAGATTACTGAAATCACTGACTAGCGAGCCAGCGGCATTCGAGCGTATAACCGCAACGAATATCTCGCCATTTGCCAGTGTAAAATTCTCAAGCCCCGGAAATACAATCGGACCACTAGTACCTACCGTAACCCATACCGAAGTGTACACTGGGCTACTCATATCCATATTGTGAGAGACTATGCACTGTAGTCTATCGGTAGCTGGTATCACTGCTAGATCAGTAGTGAGCTGTATCGGATAAGTAGTCTGTGTCGCTACCGGAGCTATGGCAATAGCAGGCAGACCAACAGGCGGTGCGTTCTGGACGGTAACATTAATATTACTCGTCTTAGGACTATTAATGCCATCATAGTATGACTCGGTAAGCACGACAGTAGTACTAGACGGAGAACCGGTACCGTCATACGCCCATGTGCGCGCAGTACCATTAATATCGAAACCAACTGGCCCACCGCTTATAGAGATAGACGACGATCCGGGGTAGGAACCATTAATGGTACCACTTGACGGTGTACCAATTGTGAAAACAGTACTGGATAGTGTTAGTGCCGCAAGTGTTACCTCAAGAACATTAATGACAGCAATGTTAATAGTGGTGACAACATCCGCCTGTCCGCTCTTGGACGCGGTAATAGTCGCGTGAAGGAACTGCTCGGACTCGTAGTCAATCGCGCCTGCCACATTAAGGTTGCTACCGGATATTGCCAGTAGACCAGCGGGACTTTGTGAGGTAAGCGCATAAGTCCATCCAGTACTACCGCTCGGTTGATTACCAACTGACAGTGTACCGATAGTAGTACCAGTAGCCGTATTCTCTGTTACCGAAGCGTTACTCAGTAACACAGTTGGAATAAGCTGTTGAAGCAGTGCAGCCTGCCCACCCTCGGTAATGCCAGTGTAGTGACCGAAAGTCCATTGTCCGTAGGACGGATATGTAGGGTCCGGTACAAAGCTCATCTTAGCATGACCTGTTCAAGAGCGGAGAGCCGCTGTTCCTGTCCTACCATCATAAACGCGATAAGATCGGGAAGCATAATAGAATAACGATTACCACTGGGCGTTACCACCTCTTCATGGTTCTCGTCGTGATGAATACTCTCTTCCCACTCACTGTAGCTGACAAAACCATAATCGAGTGCATTAAGACCATTAGCCTCAAATATTGATATCGCAGTCTGTGCAAGAATACCACACTGTAGCTTGGCAGCTTCGCCTTCTGTATCCAGATCGCGGAGCCACTGATATATACCAATCTCTTTTACAAGCTCCTTGGATACCGCCAGTTCTACATCAGTCAGCCCACCACGCCATCGCTTCTCGCGAGCATCCGAAGTCGTCATACTGGACGACATGCACCACACGCTGCTCCATCTATGCCCCGGCGCTCCGCAGATCGCATTGCCATCAGCAACAGGCTCAAAGGCTGTATCATAGTACAGAAAACAATCGCCAGTTGTACTGTGCCATAGCTTATTAGTATTAGCTTGAGCGTATATGAGCCAGTATATAGAATTATTATCCCGTTCTGTGTACTGCAAAGCTGCGTTACCTGTATCCGATCCTAGTACACCGTGGCAACTAACAGTGCCCCATACATCTATGCCTGCACCGCCTACCCGTAATGATCGTACTCCATTAGCAGAAAAACTAAGTAAACCATCACCCTCACCGAACATGCCAGTATCATTATCAGCGGTAGTACGATAGGCAGGATTAGCAGCATTACCGGCACCAGCTATAATGCATCCATTAGGTACCTGAAACAGCCCCGGCTGGCTCGTGAACATTTCTGTATTATTAACAACAAACCGAAGTGCACCAGTACCACGATTATAATTAAGCCAGCAGTTAGGATTAAAACCAAAACCCGGACCACCAGCTACATTAAGGGCTATATAAAATTGGGTATCGTAACCGGGATATACCGCGCCATCTACAAATATATTACCAAATGTCTGTACGTTACCATCAGTCTGTATTAACATATTATTGTTAGCATTAGCACCGAGGTACAATCCTCCTACCTGCGAGCGAAAGTATCCATTGCCACCGTCATGCTGCCACAAACCAGCACCATTATTCAAATTAATTTGCTGGCCATTAACCTGCATATTAGTATTAAAAACATGAGGTCCACCATTCTCATTTTGATACTGAAGACCCCCACCACCTGCAAATGGTATAAATCCTATATAACCTTTACGAGCACCACTAGCATTCTGAAACGAAATATACCCGGTATTATTAGCACCGCCAAGATTTAATAATACTTGCCCGTTACCGGGAGAAGCCACTGCTACTGAACTAGTAGTACCTATAGTACCTGTATTATTAATACCATTACTATACACTACTGCATTAAAATGACCGTTTTGAGCCCATACTTGACCGTTTGTACCTATATCTCCCGTAACTGAAAGAGAACCACTAACAGTAGCAGTATTAAGGACTGTATTACCAGTAACAGTAAGATTAGCGACACTTAAATCACCAGTAGCAGTAATACCACTTACATTAAAGTTCCCAGTAGCCGTAACGTCACCAGTGACCTGTAATCCGGTAGCAGTCCACAAACCAATCTGATTACCATTAATGCCTACACCTAACTGAGCCACACCGGGCTGATACAAGCCCGTATTCGCATCGAGGTTGAATGTCAGACCGGGAGCAGTTACCGAACCGGGCGCAACACCTAGAACATGATTACCGCCCATCTGCAATGAGTTCGTCATCGGTATCAAGCCATTACGCATGAATACCTGATTGAACGCCGCAGCGAAGTTATCATCTTCCTCGTCATGGCGATCCGCCATGATATGAATACCGGAGTCTCTATCGTTCTGCCAGCTATGCAGACGGGTAAAGTTGCCAGATGGATCGAAAGGCATCTTACGGTCCTTTAGGTGTAGAGTAGTCACCGGTATCAGTAACAGAGCCAGTTAGACCAGGGTACTTCTGATTTTGATTATTAGCTATATACGCACCCATCGTAGCATTCCTAGCGGCACGCACTACCGCTGCCATTCTATTAGGTGTAGCACGCTGAAGTAAGGAAGAAGCAAACTGGGGATCAAGAATAGATCTCTGTACCAGAGCATCTACCTTACCTTGATTACTGAAATGTTCGGCTGCAAAGTGGATCAATCGAGAAGTAAAACCCGTCTCAGCAGGAACTGTACCGAGCTTACTCGTAGTATCCTTTGGAGTACCACCAGTACGGAGAAACTCTTGGGTTTCAAGTTCTTTCTGTATACGTCCAAGCGCGTTACGCTGATCGTCACTAAGCAGTGTTGTCCCTTCAGTTTTCGCCAGTATATTCTTTATCGCTGTACTTTTGTTACCGGGCACTACATTACCCTGTTCATCTATGGTAGCACCCGACTCACCTATAGTACTAATATGATCGGCCAAACCCGCACGCAAACCATCTATGGCGTTCTGATCGCCAGAGGCTAGCACACTATCGCGTAGTTCATTAAAGCCTTCAGCATTCTTCTTACCAAGTAAACTCGTGACCCTTGTTTGAACATCCGCACCCGGAGCCGAGACCTTATCAAGCTGGCTACCTTTGAAATCTTTGACATTAGAAGCCGCTTGCCGAATATCATTAATATCATTCTGTAATGCAGGGAACCGCTGCGCAAGCTGATCGTAGTCAGCATTCTTAAAATCTTTTACTGCACCGGTATCCACCATACGCCGTAGCTGTTCACGCATAGCTTGTTCACTAGCATTCGGTCCTACCGCTTGGGTAAGCTGATCGGCCATATCACCACCAGCCCCACCTTTCTGCACAAGCTGTTCCGGTAGTGCGGTATCACGCACATTAGGCTCATTATACTTACCGGTACCAAATGTATCACCAACCGGACCTTGTTCAAAAGTCTGACCCTGATACGCTCGTACCGCTTTTGCATCATTCAGTCGCCGAATATATTGGTTCGGTAAATCAGGTGCTACAGTCTTATTAATGGAACTCCGTAAGTCTTCCATAGCGGCAGCTTTTTCTGCCTCGCCACTCACTCTCGCATTACCAGCAAGATCAGCAAGCCTCTGGTCTATATTGGTAACAGTCCTTGTATTCAAGTTACCTTCACCTAGAGTATCGAGCAAACCACTTATAACCCTATTAGCTTCAGCAGGAGCATCACCGCGTAAATCACCATACCACTTTTGGCCCACGCGCTGTATCTGATTTATCAAGCTTTGTGGATCTGTCTTTACACTGATACCATTCTGTAAAACAGGATGACTGTACGCTTCAGCACTATCAGCCTTAGCAGCATCATACGCTTCTGCTACTTTTCCACGTATGTCTCTACCACTGGTAGCTTGATCGACAAGACCACCGATCTTATTACGCGCCGCTATCAGTACGTTAGAAAGCCCCGTCTTGATCGTCTGTCCTAGCGTTCCTACCGATCCAACGTCACCTGTGCCGAGTTGCGTTAATGCCGCCGCTGTACGCGCCTGTGCATTATCCTGCATACGAGCTTGAATATCATCACTTGGTACACTACGCTGTAAACCCGTTAACCCCCTATTACCCGCTACTTCCGCGAGAGTAGGATTAACACCGGTAACTGGTGTAGGAGCATTAGCTATATTACTGATCGCTTGGCTCTGTGCCGCTTCATCACCAGCGGCACCCTTTAGTATCTTTGCTGCCGGTCCAAGTCCTTCGCCTATAGTATGACTAGCAATTTTACCAGCAGCCCGACCAGCAGCCTCCGCCGCAGTAGGTACCGCAATACCGGTAGCAAGCGCACCTACCGATGCAGCAGCTTTCTCCCACCACGGAGCATTAGGATCAAGAATCTCCGGTAATGCACCTACCGTACCTGATGTTGCGCCAGCAACACCTTGAGTAGCTAAACGATCCGCCGCCGGTAATAATCTTGATGCAATACTCGCTGCCGCTGGCGCTGCACCCGCTGCACGCGCTGCCAATGCCTCTTCACCAATGCCCGGTATTAATGCAGCCGCGGCACCGCGAGTTGCCGCACTAGCAAACTTCTCACCGGTCGTTACAGGTTGAACAAAATGACTAGCGGCTTTATCCGTAATACTTTGTACTAAATCTCCTGAGGTTGGCGCGCTACCACCCGACAGCCCACGCATCATAGCATTTGTAACCATTTGCTCCGGGTTCATAGCTTGCGATGCAAATTGGGATACATCACCTAGCGCGTGCACAACATCCCCGAGACGCATAGAAAGCGTCTCACCCCATGTACGCGGCTTTTCCTCAGGAGCAGGAGCAGGGGTAGGAGTCGGACTTGGCGCGGGAGTTTCAGTAGCCGCCCTACTGCCACCATCCATACTAACAATCTTCTTACCGGGAAAATCCTTTGCAGCTTGACTAGCAACATCTTGTGGCCCAGTCCCATCTGGCACACCACTATAGGTATGAACAGTACCGTCCGAAAATCTGACAGTAGGATTAAAGGGCATAGCGATTGCTCACTTCTTTTGTCCCTGTCCCGGCCAGTTAGAAACTGTCCCACCACCTGGTAAATTACCGGCTACTACAGGACCCCCTGTGTAGGTACTACCAGAGTTAATAAATGCTGCGTACGGATTATCGGGAGGTGCGAGCCTATCCTTACCATAGGTATTCTCGTATGACTGATTTTCCCTACTTGTGTAATCTCTCTGGCTTCCAAGAAGATCAGTTACCGTCTTAGCACTTGTCCATAGACTCGGGTTATACCGAGCAAATATAGCCTGTTCACCGGGGGCCATTGCTTTAACGCCACCTGCTGCAACTTCTACCTGCGAAGCAACACGCTGTACCATCGCGCGGGTTGTTGCGCCATCAGGGTCCACTTTATTAGCCGCTTCTGGCCCCATAGCTCCATATGCTACACTAAATGACTGTGGCCGCGCTTGTACCGCTTTAATCGCATCATCCACCGCCTGAATACTAGCATTATTCTGACCCCACCTATCACGGATTTTCGGCGGTACTTTGAAATTCGCTGCATCAGCTCTAATCTGTGCCTCACGTATCGCCGCATTCTCTTCCTGTGTCTTCAAGGACGTATCATACCCAAACTTCTGCGCAGCTTGCCCTTGCGCGATCTGAGCACCATACTGCGCTTGATCCATCGTACGATTACCAGCAAGCGCAGCGGTACGCTCATCAAACGGTTGCGCATACGCTTTAGCTGCTTCGGTATTGTAAAGGTTCTGCTGCGATTGTTCAAGTATATCACCGCGAGCCGCAGCCGCTCGGTACGCTTCCATCTTAGCCGCCTGATCTTCGGTAAGACCTTGCTCTATCGTGGGTTGCGCCACCATGTACGCGAGAGCTGAGTTACCAGCCATACTTGGATTAGCCAGTATGTTATCAGCTATACTCAAGCGAGACGACTGCACACGATCTGGAAGAGGAATAGGAGTAGGCGCTGTCGGCGGTGGTGGTGCTGCCGCAACAGCCTCATGCGGGGCAGTTGGTATTGCTACAGAGATTGGCTTGCCATCCGGTCCAACACCGCCAACAGCGACATTACCGGTACCACCGGTAACACCCATGCCTAATGCTTGTTGCCCACGCCGTATATCCCCACGCGCACCCTCTGGCCCCGGACGCATATAATTACGCACAAAAGCATTCAGTACGCTGGGAGCATCCTGAGCAGCTAATACCGATGCTCCACCGGGATCGCCACCTTGCAGTTCTTTATGTACATACTCTAGCTGTTGATCCATTGTCGGGTTGTCGCCGAACATAGCTCGCAAACCCGTTTGCCTTGATCCACGCCATTGACCTAAACCCATCGCACCTGATCCGCCGCCAGCACTATTAAAGGCATTAGGATCGCTCCCACTCTCTGCCTGAATACCGGCTGCAATCCCCCGTGCCTGTTCAGGGGTATAACCTTTGTTAGTAAAGAAATTTACTATGTAACCATTAAGCCCACTTCCACCGGAACCTTGTGAACTAGTAGACCCCGTATCCCCCGCTGGTGCGGGAGCCGGGGTACCCGTAGGGTTTGTTGGTATCATAGGCGCACTGGGCGCTCCCTGCGTGAGTGGACGCTGTACAAGTCCGGCACCACCGGTAACATCACCGGGCGATGAAACCCCTGTCATACCGGCGGTAGGAGGTTGCCATGCTTGCGGGTCAACTTGCGTACCCGTTAATGCTCCTGCTACACCACCTACCGGTGATCTAGGCATAGCAGACGCAAGAGCGGTTGGTACTCCTTGCTGATCTTGCCGCCACTGAGTATAGCCTTTATTGTATGCATCTGTACCTTTACCCTCAGCGGCTATATAAGGAACCATATCCCTTTTCATAAGGTAGCCACCAGCTACACCAGATAACGCCCGAGCAAGCCCTTCGGCGATACCACCGCGTACAGGAGCAAAGTTACTACCTTGAGCTAACAAGTTAGTATCAATACCAATACCGGGATCTTGCGCTAGACGAGCATTCAAACCCGGTAAAGCACCTAAGTACATCTTACCGTCATTACTAGGCAACAAGCCCTGCGCAGCGAGTTGTGAGTTCGCCGCTGCCTGTTGTTCGGGTGTAAGAGGCATAGCAGGCATATTACCAAACCTTTCCGTAGTCCACCATCAGATACCCTGATGGGTCTGTCAGTACCGCACTTGGACGTACCGATAGAACTTCATCCGCCATAACGCCAAACCGGACAGTAGTATCACCGATGTAGCGAAATACATAAGTTTTAATGCCATTAGCCAATTTACCGATCTGTTGAATACGAGCCTTCAACCTACGATCCGAATGCAAGAGTGCTGCACCACCTAAGCTACCGGCTAACCCAAACACACTGCCAAGCGCAGATTGTTGTTGCGCCAACTGTTGCTGATACGTTTGCTCCTGTTGACCGTACTGTGTTTCTACCAAACCAGCATAGTTCACTGGCGCTTGCTGTGATTGAGCATACTGAGCAAATTGTGGGTTCTGTACACCACCAGCCTGTCCCATTAATGCAGAAACATCATTCAATGGCATATTACGCAGGTACGCGGCTTCCTGTATCTGCTGCTGCCGAGCTTGATTATTAAAGGTTGCATTCGCTTGCGCTTGTGCAGCCGACTGCTGCTGTGCAGTATTACCGAATGATGCTTGCTGTAAGTTCTGCTGATTAGCTTGTGCTTGCGCTTGGTTCGCGAACTGTCCTTGGGTAGTATCTTCACCCACCGCTTGTTGCCTCGCCGATAACGCAAGACCAAATAAGCGTGACTGTTCCGCACCGCCCGCCTGAATACCGGAGTAATTGGCTTGGTTGTATGCGTCCGTCTTTGCCATGTTGAATTGCTGCATGGCTCGCTGATACGCAGCACTATTCTGTGAGACACCTTCGCCAGCCAACTTAGACTCAAGTTGGTTCTGTTCTGTTTGAAATTGTGGATCGAGGCGCGAGGTAGCTTGCTTATACAGAGCATCACTTACCTGCTGTGCTTGTGCACCAAAATCTGAAGAACCGGGTAGTGCTGGCGCGTTACCGAAGTCCAATGACGACTGAACATTACCACCGGTACCGTATGAGTTCTGTATAGGACCGGTATTAAAGCCAGTCTGTAGGGGCGTCATACCAGCGTATGAGAATGGCGTCGACTGCGCTTGAGCTACATTATTAATGTTACTCTGCGCCAGATTAGCTAACGAATTTGACACACCAGTCTGTGTGTTATATAATTGTTGCTGCCCCGGACTATATGTCTGATTACTGGTATACTGTGGCGTCCCATCAGGATTAGTACCGGTCTGATTAAAAGTCAAAGAGCCTTGCGGAGTATTCTGATTGATGCGGTTCATTTCGGCGTTGGTTATCGCCGTCTGCTGGTTCATCTGCGCTTGTTGCGCCGCCACCGCGCTCGGATCGGGCGGCGTCGGTGCCTGCGGTGTCGATTTGCCCATTCTCGCGATCCTCTAAGTAACGGCATTCGCTGGCTAATAGGCCATAGATCAGAGCATCTTTAATGCCATCATAGCCTAACCGCAAATTACCCTCAAGGGTGAAACCAAGCGCATTAAGGAACTCCCGGCAACGCCTGTTACTCTTCTTAGTAATACTGGTACAACGCGCACAACCTAACTGTTGAAACACATATTGGAACACTCCGCGTACAACATCTGGTTGCCATGCTATAGGCGTTTCGGCTGCACAAGATATCTGACAGTCATGCCCACGATACTCGGATATCACCACACCCGCCACAAAATGCCCAACATCATTAATAACTGCAAAGGCAGTTACCATAGACAAATCAGGATTAAAGTTCACCCCGGCCATTTCACCAACATACTTACATACCAAACGGGTATTTGGTCCTGCCGAAATAAGTTTCATCCCAGTAATCCCTCCGCTTCCTCATACAAGTGTTGGGTAGCAAACCACTCCAAGGTCGAACCTTTAAGTTGTCCTTGAACCCATATAGATCCTGCTACCCCATATTGATTAAATGACTGGATCAAATGTTGAGTATACGCACCAGCACCCCATATATCAACATCCCATGATGCATAGTCCCAAACTCCATCAGCACCGGGATCGAGCGTACCAGAAGACGGTAGCGGAGCACTCTCCTTAAAATCTACCGACAGATTGGCCGTCAAGGAGATTGCCGTTTCCGAGGCCATTAAGAACGTCGCCCAATGGAACTGTTTGTATCCCATACCACCATAGTAGTTATACGCAGTCTTAGCCACCCAATTAATCGGACTACCGTTATCATCAGTCCCTACAGCCGCTTGACGTACCGAACCATCATAACGCCCATAGTATAGCATATCGTTAGCAACACACCAACAAAGCGCATTAATTTCACTAGAATACATATTCCCCCATGCTTGGGTAGTTGTATTCATAATAAAGTGATTATAAGTACTCGCTATATTAGATGTGGCTGGTACCGATACTATCAACCAACCGGACTTCGCAAATAATTTCATACACCAACCATATACGTTACTATAGATATTATGGTTGAGAAGTATATTACCGAGTTTTGAAGTAAGTGCTGTTAGCTCAAATCTGGTATCAACTGTCTTTCTAATCTCAGAGAACTGTATAGCGCCTTGCTGCGTAAGAACTACTAAGTCCCCACCATAATCTTCGAGACACTTACGCCCGACAGGAGGTGCAGACTTATACTTGCCAGCAAGTGTCCATGCTGTTGCATCACCGGGATCAAGCCCCTGATACATTAGGTATTCACCCTTACTTGTAATGAATATTATGTAGTCAGCAGGACCGTCACCAGCATCTATTGAAAATGTTGCTATGGACCTAAGATACCCGCCTCTCGTCGCGATCTGACCTAAATCAAACCACTCCATCGCACCTTGTATCTGGCCCGGCGGTAAGTAGTAAAAACCCAACTTACCCTGAGTACCCCAAAATAAACGGCCCATATAGGACCATACATAATTTAATAGCGCAGCAGCCTCATTAAGTCCGGTAAATACCAAATCAGTGACAGCAGTACCGTTATACGAGAATGGCGTATCATCATTTTCAGTAGTAACAATCAAGAACTGAGCATTATCAGCGGTAGTAGAGAACATGACTGATATTGTCTCTTGGCCGTGCAAGCCTGTCTTCACAGTTACCGGAGTTGTCCCACTAGAAACATTAACATAATGCCCGTCACCAGTAAGCGCAAATATCTGATCAGCGGTAAGACCCCCCGAATAAACATCAAGTGAGTACACACCACCAAATCCTAGTGGAGCCGAATGTACCGCAACACCCGGTCGCACCTTACATGAAGTTGTACCGGGGAGCATATTATCCAATTGATACGCTTCATTCTCAGCCATAGCCGCTTTAGCATCACGACCATTAAGACCGCCGACGGGAGCCGGTATCGACTTTGGTTTACTGCGTTGAGCAGGACTAATGTCAATGCCTTCATAAAGCATTAGGTACCCCCGATAGGCCCAAGACCTATGTATCCGTTGGTAAGCGGCGGATAGTCCACAACCTGCCTACCGACAGCAATATCTCCCGGCCCGAGATACTGAGCAAAGCGTGTCTTAAGCGCCGCATTGAACTCGGCAAGCTCTGCGGTGAAATCCAGACCTTTCTTGGAACGCCAGCGCCACGATAGACCAAGTTCAACAACTTCCTCATCTATTACCGCTATGTCACTATCAATCACATAAGCACTCTTGGGATTTCCAGTAGCGTCCATAGCTATATTATTAGTAACATACATGAACACCAAATCTTCAGGAGCGGTAGGCGTCGGAGCCACTACAAAGTTCATACCGAGACGATCTATCCGAAAGCTGGTGAACCACGGTGTCCAGTAGCCAGCATAGGCACCATAGCCGCCATACATAACCCGATACCACTCAGTAGGCATCATAGTACCTTTGAGCTGATAGTACTTACTCTTATTCCACGCACTGCCTACGACCCAGTGGTGGAAATCAGCCGGTAGTGGGTAAGCTGCCTGATTTGGTACCGTTGTAAATACATACTCCTTGACCAGTTCCGGCCAGTTATTCTTAAATGAAACCGATTTCAGTACCTTATTAATCAGCGCGAACGATTGCCGCATATTCTGATCCTGATTGCCCGCCACTCCTACCGACGGTGCTGGCCAGCCGTTGCTGTCCATTACAGTCTTGACAACAGACAACATGGTCATTTTGGTACTCCTAGATGATATCGGCTAATTTACCGGTTTCACCGAGCCTATTGGTCAATTCTGTCATCTTGGCATTAAGCTCTTTAAGACTATTCTGTAGCCGCTCATTCTCTACGCGCAGGTTATCTACCTCACCCACGAGCTTAGACGTATCAGCACTACCGGCAGCAGCGGCAAGCCACTCTTTCGCCTGTTCGCGTAGTTCACGCGCACCGAGGCCAAGATATGTCATATTGCCATCTGATAGCCCTGCGAGAGCTTCAACAGTAAAGATATTGGAAGCTGCCAGTGTCGCCTGTAGGCCACGATCTATACGCGGCCACATCTTTAATGGCGTTCCACCTAGATCACGCTGTTGTTCATTCGCTTTAAAGCGTTCCACATACTCACGCATTTCATCATACTTATATGATTTCATACTAGGATCAGGGTTGCCAGTCACATCCCGCGATTGTTCGGAGAACGTACGCTCAATCTCGAACCGAGGAGTAGAAGCTTTCTGACCGGGAGTAATAACATCACAGTACAAGATCGTATCGAAGATCGCTCTACCGGACATAACCGATGCTGCTTCATTCTTTTCACTATCGTAGAAGAAGCGTAGTATGGAGCCGTCAGGACCACTCATCATACCTTCTGTAAACATACCCATATCCATAATACGCTCCTAAAAAGGTGGGACGGGCAGCTCGCCAAGAAATACCCGCCCCATAGGGGGTTAAGCCTTCATAACACCTTGGAACTTGCGGCCCGAGGTAGTCATATTACCGGCCCAACCAATCAGCTTCACAAATGCATCTTGGTTGTTCGTGAAGCGATCAGGCGCAAGCGGTACGTACTGCCGATCTGTATGCGGACGTAGGTACAAGTAGTCCGTATTGAGGAAGTACATATGGTTAGCTGGACATGCACCGCCCATACCACCATCGAACACAACATCGGCACTCATGTACTTCAGGCTCTCGAAACCAGCCTGTGCCATGTCTGGCGAGGTAAACCGCTGATTAGGCAGCAATGCTCCCCAGTATAACATATAGTAGGCATTGTCAGTAATGATCAAATCAGGATGATCTGTCTGGCGTACCAACTTCAGCCACATGGTATTCATGTAGTTTAGTATGTTCGCCGTAGTGGCAGCACCACCGCCGTTGGTAACAGCACTGAACGCTTGGTTTACCCAAAATGCCCATGTACCACTATCAATACCGCCGACAATACCAGTACCGGTGTCAGCCACCAGTAATGCCAAACCACCGATAGATTTACCGGCGCCGGCAGTACCATCACCGTATACCGCTGCCGCCATCCTGTTCTTGAACGTCTTCTCGGCATTGTCAATACGAGCGCGCAATAAGTCAATCAGCTTCTCTTTGCCGCTGTTTATCAGTTCTTCAAGACCGGACATGGTGACTGCTACCGCTGCCTGTTTCCAGTCATACTCAGAAGCCGTCAGTACGTCACTCGGACTGATATTCAGCGTATCGTACCCGGAATACCATGTGAACGTGCCGTTCTCACCGTATTCAAGTTCCTGCATAATGCGAGTACCGCCATCGGCAGGCATAATATGGCCCTTACTCTCCAAGCGGGCCAAAAGTGCATTATTGTTGGTAACATTGTCTGCGAGTTTCCTACTACGGTTTTCAAGCGTAGTAGTGACAATCTCGGATACGTTAGGGGAGGCCATTTCCGTACTCCTAGTTTGCTACCGACGCATCGTAGGCAGCGGATAGTTCATCTATAAGGGTACGGTTTGCATTGTTCGGCTTTCTCCCTGCATCCCCTGCGGGACCACCATTAATAGATGCACCTGCGGCTCTGGCCTTGGCTGCTTCGGCGGCTGCTTTGTCCTTTAGTGCCTGCGCCGATGACTCCTGTATTCTGGTCCTTACGGCCAGATTACTATAGGTAGCAAAATCATAGGCGGCGTTCAGAACTTCCCTATCATCGAGATAGGGCTGCTGCTGCTTCAACGCTGCAATATGCTGTTCTATCTGAGGTGCTACCTCATTGAAGTGAGGATGCATCAGATTACCGGATGCATCTTTCTCGTCAATAAAGGTCTGTACCAAAGCTAGATTGTTCGCATACTGCTGACCGGTAGCTTGCGAGGTCATTCCATTAATAGAGTTGCGTAATTGGGTTATCTCCTGTAGCAAACCATCGTAGCGCGGATCAGGCGGTTGATTACTCCGCTGGTCACGCTGGTCGAGTAGAACATCCAAGTTCAGCTTATGCTGGTCCGCAAACCATAGTACAAACTGACCCGGATCGCGACCGGCAAAATCAGACAATGCAAGCACCTGCTGTATCGCTACCGCTGGTGGCATTCCATTAGCTGCCCACGGCCCGCGCCGTGGTCCGATCACTTGCTCTATCGTGCTGTACTCATTAAAGAGCGCCGCACTATTGTTCACACCCTCCATTGTACGCTCTAGGAAGGCCCGAGTTTCCGCCGGGAGCGATGTGAACTGTTGCTGCTCTACCGGAGTAAGGCGATCAGCCCAATTCGGGAGCGCCGGTACTTCAGGAGCTGCGCCAGCATTAAAAGCGTCAATCGCTTCCTTACTGGCGAATGTACCATCTTTGTTATGATATCGGTCCCCCACCTTTACCAACTCAGGAGCATCGGTAGGCTTTGCAGCTACCGGCTCAACTGGTTCTTTCGGTTCGGCAGGTTCATCGTGGTCTTTAAAGGCATCCGAGAGCATGTCCCGTAAGGACGGCTCCGGTGCATCCGGCTTATCCGGTACTACTGGCGGCTCTACGGCTGTACCGTTCAGATCGCTAGTAAGGTCAAGATCGTCAGGTACGTCAGCCATTAATGACCTCCCAATTGTTTGATCGCCTCGGCAATGTCACGGCCAGATACCGGCGCATGAGCATCCCTGTTCTTCTGATCTACCGGTGGAGGCATATCACCAGCCTCCACCACATTGTGCTTCTTCATATGCTCTCTATGCTGACTGCGACTGGTAATGTAAGACCCATCGAGTGGAGACTGGTACGGAGACTTGTCAGGCATATAGTAGGGGGAAGCATTAATGGCATTCTCACTACTTCCCCCGTACGCAGGAGCAATGTAATTGTAGCCGTCACTTCCCCGATAGGTTTTGAACTTAGGTATAGACCTAGAATGTCCTCTGACAGATACGTATGTCCGTCTGCCAATATAATCGTCAGGGAAGTCATATAAGTCGGTCATAGTGCAAACTTGTTCTTGGTAGGAACTGGCGGCTGTCCCGGTATCTTGGGTTTACCCGCATTCGTTAATGCCATCGCTACCGCCTGTTTCTGCGGACGGCCAGCATTAACTTCATTCGCAATATTCTGCGATACCACCTGCTGACTTGTACCTTTCTTGAGGGGCATGTCATTCCTCCTTCTTGGTATTCTCGGCGTTCTTATCCGCCAGTTCCAACGCATGAGCTTGCACCTGCCCGGCTTGCTCCATTTTGTATTCGTGGGCCAGTGCAGCACTATTATCTTGTTGTGTCCGGTCCTGACCGGCCTGATCTACTTCGGTAGCAGCATCTTCACGATCATGGGCCAGTCCTACCGCGGCAAGTGCTTGCGCGTGTGCAGCGGCTTGCCGGTCAAGCTGATGCTGGCGTTCCTCACTCAAGATATTGGTACCGAGCTTCTGCCGCTCAAGATCTATCTTGTGACCGTCCATCACCAGTTGACCCATTCGGTACTGATGGTCGTTCTGGTTCTTCTCACGGTCCACTTGCGCGCGCAGTTGGGCTTCATTCATCTTGGTACTGTTATCGTTCTGGTTAGTTTGAGTATCCACCTGTGCCCTTATCTGCGCTACCGCTTGAGCCGACTGTGCAGCCGCAGCACCATTGTCACCTTGCCCCGGAGGTGGTGTCGGTGGCATCGCCTGTAACTTCTGCTGGAAGTCCTCAAATACCTTTTCAAGCGGCCTAGAGGCGCTAAACGTACGCAAGGTAAACATCATTATGCCACCGAGCAGACCGCGCATGTCGGGGAACTGCATGGCGAGCGGACCTGCCTGTTGCAAGAACGCGCCCATTGATGACAAGAATTGCATCCGGTCTTGGCGTTCTTTTTCCTCGTCCGGTAGTATCGTAGAGTCCGTCTCAATATCTACCGCTGACATACGCATTTCATCACTGCGGATTAGTTTCAGTACCTTCTGAAACATCTGCGTGATTATCTCGTGTTGTGTCGGCGGCGGAGGCTGCGGAGGCGGTGGTGGCGGCTGTTGTGGCTGCTGCTGTACCGGTGGTTGACCGGGCTGTGGTGGTTGTTGTGGCTGTTGCTGCTGCATCTGTGCTTGGCGCAGCATCATCGGGTATTGTTTCTTCGCCTGCTGGTACTGAAGCTCCATCTGCTTCTCTTGCGGCGTCACGTCCGGTATTGTGAGGCCCGAATACAGAAGAATAGTTTTGTCAGAGAAGTGTTCAGCGGCAATCTCTACCATTATTCGGATGATATCCCGGCAGAACCTCTGTACTTCCCTCTGCATGTCCTTAAGTCGTCCGGTAGCCCAGTCAGCCTTAATCTCCTGCGCTCCAAGCGTCTCACTTGCCTTCGATACTCCCCGTACGATATCCGAGAACCCTGTGATCTCATATATTTCATTTTTCGCTATCTCGCGTTGCTTGAACATTTCACCTAGTACAGTGGCTATATCAGCAATCGGTACCCACTGGACAACACCAGTTACGCCGCCTTGGCCCATGAACGCGGCCCAGTCCTGTACCGGTACCATCTTGTTACCGGGACTCTCCAACAAACTAGCTAGAGCCTCTTGCGAGCCATCGTACAGACCACGGACTTTAATGGCTTCGGTGAGGTAGCGTATTCTCTCAGTCAGTCTATCCAGCTCCGCTGCCTGCGGGCGATACTGACTATAGAGTGCTTTCGGTATGAAGTCTCTTGTAGACCATACCGCACGTATTGGACGCGGGCATGGAAAGAAATTCTCCAGTTTCAGGTAGTCACTACGCTGGTCCAGTACATCGTCATCATAGTCTTCCGAGTACCAAACTACCTGCCCATTCTCTTTGTCCCATATCTCCCATATCACCGTCTGCCGCTTGGGATTATCTTGGTTTTGCCGATCCTTCCTGTCATATTGATTGTAGGTATAAGTCAGCCCATTGGCCTTCTCTTTACCGAACCGTGCTTGTGCTTGCTTTTTGGTGTAATACACTCTTCTAGCCAGCCACGGTAGTTCCTCCCATACCCGACCTGCGCCCCACCGCATATCTTTCCAATACACATAGTCCAACGCGATCTTCTCGCCAGTCTTATACTCGCGAGGATTGCCGTTCGCATCTGTCTCTTGGGTATTGTCATTGGAACTTATCATGGGCGCTAATTTCGGTTCATAGCGCACCCATGCAGTACCTAGACCGGGCAGGAGATAGTCAGATACACAATTCTTGAGCACATAGTCAAAATCCACGCACTCAATACAATACTGCCCTACGGCCTCCAGTAGCATCGAAGCAGCAACTTTAATGTTATCCTCGGTATCAGTCTGCCTCGTCTTGACCTCGCACTTCGGCGTCTGCCCATAGAGTGAGGGTTTAATTGTCTCGGTACTGGAATAGAGGATATTATACTTGTCACCCGGATTACGCATTTCGATCATAAACCGGTCTATCACGATATCGCCGTCCGCGACGAACGTGTAGAACTTCTTCTCGCTGCGTGCTATCTGCTCCTGCCAATAGTCCCTGCGGTTGCTACCGTCCTTAGACTGGGGGTCGGGACCGCCGTTGGTAGGTTTGGGATCAGGAACAGTGGCCATATCGGTACCCTAAGTAGCGTGACCAGCGTGACAGAGGACGAACACACCAAACGCCAGTCACGCCATGCGAACATTAATACCCGTAGCGCCGCTCGTCCAGTGTCGTTTGCCGCTCCTTCCAAAGATCGCTCATCGTCAGCTCGCGCACGGTTTTCGGCGGGGCACGCTCTGGCGTGGGGGCCGGTCGCGTCCACGGACGGCTCATCAGCCCGTAGCGCAGATCGTCAGGCGCATGATCCTCGGCATCGGTGTCGCAATCCTCGGGGTTCTTACTGTCGTGCTGTAATGCCGGTAGCGTTCTTATCAGCGCCGGACACGTATTAAAGCAATACCACATAGGGATACCAACCCCGTTATCGACATCAGGGTCGGCATCAATCCCAGTAAGTCTCTCACGTACCGCATTCCAACCAGCGAGACGAGAATTGTCAGCAGGACGAAAAAATACACCCGCACGCGCCATGACCTCCGCATGACTTGGGCCTCCATCCTGCTTAAATGCACTCGGGTCCAGTACTCGGTAGGTGATCTTCTCACCGGTAGGTGTCCTTGCTTTAATGCCCTGCGCTACGCGGGAGGCAGGCCATCGCAGCCCGGTATTGATCATGCCATGCACTGCCCCGTACCATTCGCGGTACGTTACCACCGCACCTTTTGGTAGGCCGGCAGGACCGGCTGTGCCGTCCGATACCGCGTGCCAGTGGAATGAGAACGGTGACGCGCTACCCCAGTCCCCCGACATGAAATGGAGCCAATGGGGAGGCACAACAAAGGCTTCTATAACATGCCGGGAGGTCGTAAACTCAGGGAAGTATGCTCCGGTGATTACATTCCAATCGCCCTCTAGCCATGCCTTTACCAATTCAGGACTGCCCACCTCGCGTAGTCGCGACACGTACTGGGGATCAGCCTGCATTAATATCTTGTTATCGGATACGCGTGATGGGATAAACATTCGGGTATTACCCTCGGGGCTTATTATCCTCTCCATACCGGCCGGGTAGTGATCTATGAAGTACGCTCGTACCGCATGATGGCCGGGTCCACCGGGGTTGGCAGTCGCCCGTATTCTCTTGTGCGTGATCGCCGGGTCGGTACTTCTTACGCACGCCTTCAGCCGATTGTAGGCATTAAGTGATGGCCAGTTACCTAACTCATCAAACCCGATCCACGGATACTGGTGTCCTTGGTACAGCATAGCATCGTCATCATTAGCAATGTGCCGTAACTTGAGAGTGCTCCCAGTAGGAAACACAAATGTCCTATCAGCTACTTTCCAGTGCGCCCCCAGTGGCAGGTACATTTCCTTCCCTTGAACTATCACCTCTTCCAACTCTGGATAGGAGCGCCGAAAGAGGATACCGGCCCATCCCGGCCCCTGCTCTATGTCCTGCAAGTAGTCTCCTAACAGGAAGCTGGTTTTCCCTCCGCCACGCGCTCCACCGAACAGCAGTTCCAGTATGAACCGGGCAGATATGGCCAGCGCCTGCGGTCCGGGTTGGGGTTGCCATACTACTGACACTACAGTATGTCCTTAAGCACGCTCTCGTACTCGGCATCCTCTGCCTCATGGGTTATCCGGGTGAGTTCCCTCTTAGTCAGCTCCTGCTCCCTGTGTACCTGCCATTCCTCGTAGGAGCTGGCACGAGGCATTACCGCTACGTTCACCGTGAGAGCTGAAGTGTGGTCGGTATCGGGTTTGTAGCCGGGCACTCTGGCCTTCAGCATCAGGGACAGGAGACTATCACTGTACTCGGTACGGTGGCCTACTAGCTCTCCCTGCTGATAGATCGGTACTTCGACTCCCTCGACTGCTCGTCGGTATGCTTCACCCTCTAGTGACGCCCACCCGATTTGCTGGGCAGTCGCTATCCTTGTTCGTACCGACTCATCGCGCGTGATCAGGGCATTAATACCGCGGAGATCTAGTCCAAGGGAGCGGGCAGCTTTGTGCAGATCACCGCGCAAGTGGATCACCGCTTCCTCTAGACGGCTTAGCGTAATTTCGTTCACGACCAGCATGGCACGATCCTCGTTAATGCCGGGGGGCATTAAAACTTGCGGAGCACTTCGTCAAGTTCTTGAGAAAAATATTATTTACTACCGGGCATGTACGGTCAGTATAGTACTACTGTAATTTTGACATATGCTCTCGAAGTGTAAACAATGCGCGGGGGTGCGGGTGATCGCGCATAATGCGTGGGTACGCGCACGTTGGACTGCGCGTGCGCGCGCGC